GGAAGTGGTATCAAGAGCAACCGGTGTACTACCATCAGAGTTGTGCAGTAAATATCGCAAGTTGGAATATGTGAGGGCAAGGCATTTATTTTTTTACATTGCCTCAAGGCATTTAGGATTGCACCTTACCAAGATCGGGTTGTTTATGAATCGAGACCATTCAACAGTGATTCACGGCAAGAATGCCTATCAAGATTACCTTGATATGGGCTTTCAACCAGAGTGCGACTTCTATAATCAATCTATTGAAATGTTGGGAATTTGTGGACAACCTACCGAATAATACAATAAACTTTGGAATATCAAAAAGAAGGATATCATAGAGGAGTTAACCCAAGCACAATGGCTGAGGGATTTTTGTGTCAAGATTGCAAAAGAGTTAAGCAATGACCTTTATCAAGAAGTCTTTGTAATCCTATGCGAGAAACCAACGGAATGGATAGAGTGCAAGTACAACTCCGGATATTGGGAGGGCATAGTGATTCGCATCTGTTTAAATCAATTCTATGGTAAGAGAACAACCTTCGACAAGCATTTCAAACAACCTATCGGTCTATATGATACAGAGGAGGTGCAACTACCTTACATTGAAGAGGAAAGATACAATGAATACTTTTATAAGAGCATCGAGCAAGTAGTCGCTAAATGCGATTGGTATGAAGCGAGGATTTGGGGGCTTTATTCAAAAGGGGATACGGATAAAGGAATCAAACCTCGTTCGGCTCGAAGCATCTCAAGGGTTACTGGTATCTCCAGGCAAGAAATACTCAGAGTAATAAACGGAATCAAGAAAAAAGCAAATGAACATTTTACTACACATTTTAGGTCTATCGTTTTTGGCGATACTGTTTGTTAGAGAAATAGGCTACCGATTCATCAAGCCATTGTCTTGCGAGTTATGTATGGCATTTTGGATGAGTGCATTTTGGTTTCATTCAATAGAGGGGTTACTATTCGCATCGGTATCAGGATTAATTGCAACACTTTTAAATAAATATATATGACACCAATTCAAGAGTTAATTGAGATAATCAAGCAACGTTAAGAACTCAGTATATACATTAACAAGAATTAACAATGAAAGCAACACTGAACTTTGACTTTGACGATCCAGAAAAGGACGACAGAGATGCATTCCAAGATGCAATTGATGGAACTAAATGGAAATTTCTTGTATGGGAGCTTGACCAACACTTAAGAAACAAGACCAAGTACGCTATTGATGATGATGACCCAAAGGTTATTGAAGCACTATATGAACTAAGAGATTACTTGCACAGTTTAAAAGATGAAAAAAGATTAAGATTTGACTAATGGAATACTTAAATATATAGAAACAGGATATAAAATAATCACAAAGAAATGAAAACACCAATGCAAGAGCTAATTAAAGAGCTTAAAGATTTACAAGAATCACTTGACCCTTATGGTTTACACGATGCTATTGAGTTTGCAGAATCAATGCTTGAAAAAGAGAAAGAGGCAATGTGTGACTTTGCAGAATATGTAAGAAAGTGTGGTCAACAATCAGACCATAGAGGACTAATGACCAATGAAGAACTATTTGAAGAAACCTTTAACACAAAATAAACATGAAACTTTTTACATATAAGTATAAATTTTCATCTATAAAAAACGAGCGCAACGCAAGAAAAACGAGTGCAAAAGCATACAAAAAAAGAAAAACAACAACCAATTATATCTAAAAGCATATGACACAAGAAGAAGCAAAATACATCATTGATGTTGTTAAACCACTATTCCTTAAATGGAAGAAAGAACAAGTACTAAGAATGCCTCCAGAGGTTAACGTTGAGTTTAGAAAAATCTACCTCAAAGAGAATGGCAGACCATTACCAACCTGCTCAAGTTGTGTGGTCGATGGAATGCTCTCAATGATTATCAGAGCAGAGGCACAATATATCCAAGCCAACGAGATTGAAATAACAACAGAGCAACCAAAACCAAAGAAACGTGCGAAAACACACAAAGATATATCTCCAGGAGATGGGGTTTGATGCAACCGATTGGATGCCTTGTGAGTTATGCGGAAGCACCGGTCAAGATATACACCATATCGAGGCAAGGGGAATGGGAGGCAGTAGCACAAAAGACACGATTGAAAACCTTATGCTATTATGTAGGGAGTGCCACGTTGAATATGGAGATAAGAAACAATACAAAGGACTATTGAAGGCAACACACATTGCTTATATGAAAAGACGTTAAAAAGTGAAACAAATGTGATTAACTATGGCGAATGAACAAAATCTAAAACCATTTAAAAAAGGGTACGATGAAAGGAGAGAGGGCAACGGCAGACCTAAGAAGTTCACAACCCTAATGAAAGAGGAAGGGTATAAACTATCAGAGGTAAACGATTCAATCCAAGCCATTATGTCAATGGACGAGAAGACAATAAAAGAACTCATTAAAAACCCTGATGCTACAATGTTGGAAAAGACGGTTGCAAGGGCAATAGTTAAATCATATGAGAAGGGTTCACTATACTCAATGGATACTTTGTTATCGAGGGTGTATGGTAAACCTCGTGAATCAATAGAGGCAACGGTAGAACAAAAGGTAATAACAGTAACACTTAATTTAGACGATAATAAACCAAACAATTAATATGGAAGAAACAATTTACTTAGGAAACGGCTGGCAAGATCAGTACGGAACAAACATCTCAATTAACCTTGAGAAATTAGAACAAGCAATCAGAAGCGGTAAACTTGAAACCAACTCTTATGGGGATATCCGCTTAAGAGTAGGAAAGTTAAAAACACCAAACGAGAAGAGCAAAGCAACACATTGGGTGGCAGTGCCAAAACCAAAGAACGACAATCCATTTTGAGGGTATTAGTTTTATTTGATGGTATCACGGGTGTAGGGTTTCATAGACTCTACACTCCGTATGCTCGACTGCAAGTAGATGAGGGCATCACCGTTGATGTTTCAATGAAGCAATCCGAATGGGGAGACCTTGAGTACAAGAACTATGATTGTGTCATATTCAACCGGTGGCTCGGTAATCTGCAATACAACATACTGCCGATATTGGCAAAGCACAAGATACCCTACATTGTTGATTTAGACGACTATTGGGTACTACCGAAACACAACCCTGCATACAAATTCTATCGAGCATACATTAAGAATGGAATCAAGGACGCTTTACACTATGCAGATGGGGTATCGGTTACGACTCCTCAACTTCTGGAGAAGGCAAAGGAGTTCTACAAAGGCGACAATATCCAGGTCATTCCTAATGCACTCGATTTAAACCAAAGCCAATGGAAGGCAAATAAAGACCATACACCGACTATCGGTTGGGTTGGAGGGTTATCCCACACCGAAGACCTAAAACTCTTGGAGAATCAAATTAAATACGTTTGTGAGCGATATGGGTGGAGGTTCTTAATGTGTGGCTTTCATGAGAACACAAAAGAGTGGGAAATGATGGAGAAGTCAATCACCGGAGAGAGTAGAGCCAACAGACCTGAGTGGTTTCAAACAATAACCGGTACATCAGCAGACAAGTATGGGAGTGCCTATGCAGAGATAGACATAGCACTTGCACCATTAACCAAGTCGCATTTTAACAAGCATAAGAGTGAGTTGAAGATAGTAGAGGCATCAGCATACAAGTTACCGATTTTGGTTTCAGACGTTGAACCATACACAAACCATCGTAACAATTTAGGGGTATACTTTGTATCAAATAACGATTGGGTATCACCATTGAGTAGGTTGATTGAATCAGGCAAGTGGAAACAAGTAGGAGGCATCAACTACAAATACTGCCAAGAGAATCACAACCTAAAACAGATAAACAAAAAGAGATTAGCGCTATTGAAGAGTGTAACATCGTGAAACAAAATTGAAACTTTTTAACCCGTAAATAAGAGGTTAATATGCAAATTAACTATCAAAGACCATATCTAACAAGCTACCAAAAAGACATCTTGGATAGCCCTGCTCGTTACACGATTACGGCAGCATCAACCAAGACAGGTAAAACGGCAAGTCATATTATATGGTTATTTG